GGTTACGCGCGGTTCTCGATGATCGCCCACTTGGAGCGGATTGGTTCGTATTTAGTCGGGAAGACCTCGTGGCCCCGGCGTTCGATCGCTTCGATCAAGCGGCTGTTGAGCTCGCCGGTGTTGACGCAGTACTCGGTGAACGCGGCGGCCATTTCGTTTGCGGCGTTTCGATTGCTCCCGCGCGTCACAAGGCGTTCGAGTTCGTTGGCCTTCTTGCCCATCGCCATGTTGAGCTCCATGTACTTGGCCCCGGCCGCGTTGAGCAGGTCGGCGATCTGGCGTTGGAGAGAGGCGAGCTCGCGGATGTCGTCGTTGATCGGGCTTCGTGGCGTGGCTTGGTCGAGTTGGGTGACGATGTAGCTCGTGCCGTAGGATTGGCATGCGACGCTTTCGCCGTCGTCGTCGCAGATCAGCTCGTCCATCTCGCGTTGGCCGCATTTGGGGCAGGCAAAGCATGGCGGGACAAGTTCGGCGTTCTCGCTGGTCGGGGTGTGGTCGTTGGTCGTCATGGTGGCTCTCCTTGTTCAGTGGTTGATGGCGTGGTTGGTCGGGCTGCTCGGAGCGGGCTGGCCTGTGGTTTCTTTGCAGGCGTGCGCGCGTCCTTGGCGGTAGCCCGTGTGCAGGCCTTCGTGGTATGCGGCTTCAAACACGGCTTCGACAAGTTGGCGGATTCCCCACACGCTGGTCTCGAAGAAGTCATCACCAGAGTTGGTCGTATCAAGCGAGTCGCGGAACATGGCCTTGCGGGCGGTTTCAATGGCTTTGTCCATCGCGTGTTCTTTGGCGATCTCGTCAAGGCTGTTTGTGGGGTTGGTCGTCATCGTTCGGTTCTCCGTTTCGTGTTCCGTGGCAGGCGTGCATTCGCCTCCCGTGTGACACATGAAGCCATGAAAACGGATGGAATGGAAGGCCATTGGGCCTTTATTTGCAGATGTTTTCGAGATTCTGGCAGACTCTGGGCGACATGTGGGCAAGTGATGCGAGGAGTCCTGGCATGACTCCCGAACACGCGCCTAGTTCCGATGGGACGCCCCGGTTGGACCCCGCCGCGATGACGGTCGAGGATGCCGCCAAACTGCTCACCAAGGCGGGCGGTGTGCGTATTTCTGAAGCGCAGATCCGCAAGGACATCGAAGCCAACTCACCGACGAACGCCGACGGGACGGTCAACATCGTGCACTACGCCGCGTGGTTGGTACGGGAGCTGGCGACGGGAGGGGCGACCATTGGCGATTGATCCGCGTCAACTCAGGCCCAGCGAGTTGTGTCAGTTGCTCAACTCGACGCCGATCGGTGAAGTCATCGGCGAGCGGCAGCTGCGTCGGCATCGCACGCGAGCCGGGATGCGTATCGCGGCGAGCAACGATCCGCAGCGGGTGGATTTGCTGCGCTATGTCGCGTGGCTGGTCGAGCAGCGTCATAAGCCCAAGCCGGAAGCCGAAGGGCTGACCGGATACGACGCGCAGCGTGAGCGGGCGTTGGCACGGAGCAAGGCCCAGTCGTTGTCCGGACGCGACATCGGCGAACTGCCCGAAGCTACTGACCCCGATCGCAAGGCGCGGGCGGAGACGGACTTCCGGTTCTTCTGCGAGACCTACTTCGAGCAAACTTTCACGATGGCATGGTCGGACGACCATCTCAAGGTCATCGCCAAGATCGAGCAGGCCGTGCTTGAGGGCGGGTTGTTTGCGATGGCCATGCCTCGCGGGTCGGGCAAGACGACGCTGTGCGAGATCGCGTGCCTGTGGGCGATCCTGATCGGGGCGAGGGGGTTTGTCGCCTTGATCGGAGCGGACGAGGATCACGCGGCCAACATGCTCGATTCGATCAAGGCCGAACTCGAGAACAACGACTTGCTACTTGAGGATTTCCCCGAAGCGGTCTATCCGATCCAGCAACTCGAAGGCATCCACCAACGGGCCAGCGGGCAGTTGTATCAGGGCACGCAGACGCATATCGGTTGGACAGCCAAGGAAATCGTGCTGCCAACAATGCCTGGATCGAAGGCATCGGGTGCGATCATCCGCGTGGCCGGGATCACTGGGCGTATTCGTGGGATGAAGCACAAACGACCCGACGGACAATCGGTTCGTCCATCGTTGGTATTGATCGACGATCCGCAAACGGATGAGTCAGCGCGTTCGCCATCACAATGCGCGACGCGCGAGCGGATTCTTGCCGGGGCTATTCTTGGTCTTGGCGGGCCGGGCAAGAAGATCGCGGGGTTGATGACGATCACGGTTGTGCGTCCCGATGACATGGCCGACCGGTTGCTCGATCGTGATGTGCATCCACAATGGCAGGGCGAGCGGACGAAGATGATGTATTCGTTCCCAACGGATGAAGCCTTGTGGGCGAAGTATGCGGAGATTCGGGCAGACGGGCTGCGGAATGACGCGGGGATCAAGGCCGCGACGGAGTTCTATCGCAAGCACCGCGAACAGATGGACGAAGGCGCGATCATTGCTTGGCCCGAACGGTTCAACCACGACGAATTGTCGGCCATCCAGCACGCGATGAACCTGAAATACCAGAACGAAGCCGCGTTCTGGGCGGAGTATCAGAACGAGCCGCTCCCCGAGAACGAACCCGATGATGAGTTGCTCACCGCCGAGCAGATCGCGGCGAAAGCCAGCGGCATGAATCGCGGATCTATCCCGATCGGCTGCTCGCACCTGACCATGTTCATTGATGTGCAGGGCAAGGCGCTGTACTGGTTGATCGCGGCATGGGCGGACGATTTTACAGGGCACATCATCGACTACGGCACCGAGCCCGACCAGAAGCAGGCGTACTTTACCCTACGCAAGATGCGGCGGACGCTCCTGACGGCTGCCCCACGAGCCGGGCAAGAAGGCGCGATCTACGCCGGGCTCGAACGGTTGACCGAAATCATGCTCGCCAAGGAATGGCGACGCGACGATGGGGCGATGGTACGGATTGACCGTTGTCTGATCGATGCCAACTGGGGCGCATCGACCGATGTGGTGTATCAGTTCTGCCGCCAGAGCCCGTTCGCCAATGTACTTTTGCCTTCGCACGGACGGTATGTCGGCGCGAGCAGCATCCCGTTCAGCGAATACAAACGCAAGCGGGGTGATCGCGTCGGGCACAACTGGCGGGTTCCCAATGTGACGGGCAAGCGAGCCGTTCGCCATGTGGTCTTCGATACGAACTACTGGAAGTCGTTCGTTCAATCGCGGCTCGCGGTCCCTATGGGTGATCCCGGATCCCTGGCGTTGTTCGGTCGAAAGCCGGAATCACATCGACTCCTCGCCGAGCATCTAACGGCGGAGTACCGCGTCAAGACCGAAGGTCGAGGCCGAAAGGTGGACGAGTGGAAACTCCGACAGCCCGGCCTCGACAACCACTGGCTCGACTGCGTGGTCGGGGCGGCGGTGGCCGCATCAATGCAAGGGGCGATGCTCTTCGGAACTGACCGGAAGGTTGCGGTGAAGCCACGGCTTCGCTTATCTGAGCTTCGAGGGCGTACACGATGAAATCAAAGGCAGATGAGCGAGGTATTTGCTGTCCGAAATGCGGATGCCAACATTGGCGAGTGCTTTATACGAGGAGTGCCGTTGGGGGTCGATTGCTACGCAGGCGAGAGTGTCGCCATTGTGGCCGCCGAATCACGACATATGAGAGTTCAACGGCCAAGAACTGATGCATGTTCTATATGCGTAACGATCTGCTCAAACACCAAGCGGCATCGGCGAAGATCATCGTTGAGCGGGTAATCAACTTGTAGCCACCGTTGGGATTGGTTTGGAGTTGACCCATGCCGAATGACCTCGAACAGAACATCAAAGACAACGCTGCTGGCCCCAAGCGGGCGCAGGGTGATGCGGGGAGTGTTGAACAGCACTCACTCAAGGATCAGATCGAAGCGGATCGGTATCTCTCAAGTAAAGAAGTCGCATCGAACCCTGCGAAAGCCGTCCGGTTCACTCGGCTGGTGCCTCCCGGCGCGGGGGGCTGCTAATGCGCTGGGTGTTTGGCAACAAAGCGACAAAGCAATCGACGGGCTCACCAACGCCCGCGACCAAAGGCGGTGTGATCCGGCGGATGATCCGGGCGGGGTTTGACTCCGCTGCGACCAACGACGGCAATCGTCGCCATTGGATGCACGCTGATGGGTTGAGCGCCGACGCTGCGGCTTCGCCCGAGGTGCGACGCATCCTGCGGAACCGTGCTCGCTACGAAACGGCCAACAATGCCTACGCCAAGGGCATCGTGCTCACGCTCGCAAATGATGTCATTGGCACCGGGCCTCGGCTGCAGATGCTCACCGATGACGAGATCGGCAACGCTCGGCTCGAACAGGCGTTCGCCGCGTGGAGTAAGGAGATCGGGCTGCCCGAGAAACTCCGCACGATGCGGATGGCCCGCGCGACCGACGGCGAAATGTTCGTCGTCCTCACCAGCAATCCAAACCTTCGATCACCGATCAAGCTCGACCTTCGGCTCATCGAAGCGGATCAGGTGACCACGCCCGATCTCTCGATCCTTGATGATGGCGCGGTCGATGGGATCGTGTTCGATTCATTTGGCAACCCGGTCGAGTACCACATGCTCAAGGGACATCCGGGCGATGCACGCACCGGGTTCCTCGGGATGGAGTATGACCGTGTACCCGCCGAATCGGTGATTCACTACTTCCGAGCTGATCGTGCCGGGCAGAGCCGGGGGATTCCGGACATCACGCCTGCGTTGCCACTATTTGCTCAGCTGCGTCGGTTCACGCTGGCGGTGCTTGGTGCTGCCGAGACGGCTGCGGACTTTGCGGGCATCCTCTACACCGACACGCCCGCCAACGGCGAGGCCGAAGCCGTCGAACCGATGGATGCGATCGAGCTCGAAGCCCGCTCGCTGCTCACCATGCCCGGCGGCTGGAAGATGTCGCAGCTTCATGCAGAGCAGCCAGCAACCACATACGCCGAGTTCAAACGCGAGATACTGACCGAGATCGCACGCTGCCTGAACATGCCGTTCAACATCGCGGCGGGAAACAGCAGCGGGTACAACTACGCTTCGGGCCGACTCGACCACCAGACTTATTTCAAGAGCATCCGTGTCGAACAAGATCACTTTGCATGCTTTGTGCTCGATCGGATTCTCTCCGCTTGGCTCGATGAGGCCGTGCTCGTTTCTGACCTGATGCCGGTGCGTCTGCGAACACAGATCGCATCGGGAACCGCCGCCCCCCACCAATGGTTCTGGGACGGCACCGAGCATGTTGATCCGGCCAAGGAAGCCAACGCGCAGGCGACCCGGTTGTCCTCGCACACCACGACGCTGGCCAACGAATACGCCCGGCAGGGACGCGATTGGGAAACCGAGCTCCGTCAGCGAGCCAAAGAGATCGCGTTGATGCAGGAACTCGGGCTCAGTGAGACCCAGGCATCGCCGCTCACGCCCACTAGCAAGGAGACCGCCCATGCCGCCTGATCGTCAACTGATTCTGTCTGCACCCGTTGAGAACTGGGTCGAGGCGTCTTCCTCCGGTGATGACAACACACAAACCCTGCGTCGATTCTCGATGGTTGCCTACACCGGCGGGCCGATGAGCCTCAACGGCTGGGCACACCCGGTGGTGGTTGATCTCTCAGGAATGGAAATCGCGGGCGGGCAGATCAAGAGCCGACCGATTCTCAAAGATCACAACCGATCGTTGATTGTTGGGCACACCGAATCCATCCGCATCGAGGGCAATCAGTTGCTCGTGGCGGGTGTGATCTCGGGGGCCGGGGCGGTCGCCCAAGAGATCGTCGAGAGCAGCCGAAACGGGTTCCCCTGGCAGGCGTCGCTTGGCGCGGTGTCTGGTCAAATGGAGTTCGTACCCAAGGGCAAGAAAGCGATGGCCAACGGACGCGAGTTCGCCGGACCGGTTCATATCGCACGCAAATCAATGCTCGGCGAGGTCAGCTTCGTCGCACTGGGCGCAGATGACAACACGAGCGCGAGCGTCGCCGCTGCTCGCTCAAATCAATCCGACACACACATCGTCAAGGAGGACGACATGACATTCATCCAATGGCTCGAGGCAAAGGGATTCGACCACGACTCGCTGACCGAAACTCAGACAACCAATCTTCAGGCGATGTTCAAAGCAGAACTCGAAGCCGAGCAGGCCCAGCCGTCGGGCAAGGATGCCAAAGGCGCTGATGGCCAAGGTGGTGCGGGTGGTGACACGGAAGTCATCGCCCGCATCCGAGCCGAGACAGCCGCCGAGACCACACGGATCTCGGCTGTCCGACGCATCTGTGCTGGAAAGCATGACGAGATCGAAGCGAGTGCCATCGCCGACGGGTGGGATACCAACCACACCGAACTCGAAGTCCTCCGCGCCCAACGACCAACCCTGACCCGTGGTGGCATACGCAAAGATGCGGATCATGCCCATTCCAACCAAGCCCTCGAAGCGGCCATGTGCCTGTCGGCGGGCTTGTCCGAATCGCAGGTCGGCAAGTGGTACGACGAGAAGACCATGAACGCCGCCCTCGCCCGCGATCTGCAAGGGGCCGGGCTGCACACGCTGATCTATGAGACGATTCATGCATCGGGCGATCATGTCCGGCCCGGTCGCATCGACAACGAAATCATCCGCGCCGCCTTCGCCGCCAACGGGCGCTTGCTCCAGGCATCAAGCTCCGCGTTCAGCACGATCTCACTCTCGGGCATCTTGTCGAATGTCGCCAACAAGACCATGCTCGCGGCCTACAACGCCGTCGAAAGTGTGGTCGATCAGTTCGCCGCCGAGACGGATGTGAATGACTTCAAGGAAGTCACCCGCTACCGCCTCACCGGCAACGGCGTCTTCGAGAAGGTCGGCCCCGACGGCGAACTCAAGCACGCTGGCTTGAGCGAACAGGCCTACAAAAACAAGGTCGAAACCTTCGGCCGAATGATCTCGCTCACTCGCCAGATGATGATCAACGACGATCTGGGCGCGTTCCTCCAGATCCCACGATTGATCGGGCGGATGTCGGCGCTCAAGCGCGAAGAAGCCGTCTTCGAGCTGCTGCTGTCCAACCCATCGAACTTCTTCGATGCAACCAACAAGAACCTGCTCATTGGCGCGGACACTGGATTGTCGATTGACGCATTGACTAAGGCCGAGCAGGTGTTCCTTGACCAGACCGATTCGGAAGGCAAGCCCGTGTTGCTCTCGCCATCGGTGCTGCTGGTGCCTTCGTCGCTCAAGGTCTCGGCTCAGGTCTTGATGACCGAGACACGCGTCAACGAAACCACCGACACCAACAAACCAAAGCCCGCGGTCAACCCGCACGCGGGCAAGTGGAAGCCGGTCGCCTCGCCGTACCTCAACGCACAGGGCATCACCGGCGGCAGCGCCAAGGCGTGGTATCTGCTGGCCAACCCGGCGGATGTCGCGGCCATCGAGATCGCGTATCTGCGAGGCAAGCGCACGCCGACCATCGAATCCGGCGAGACCGATTTCAACACGCTGGGCATGCAGTGGCGTGGCTACTTCGACTTCGGCGTAGCGATGCAGGACCACCGCGCAGCCGTCAAGAGCAAGGGCGAGGCGTAGGCCATGAACCAGAGCAGTTTCGACAATGACCCAACTACCCCACGAAAACACGATCAACAGCTACGAGCTGATCGATGAGGAGAACCCACCCATGACCGCAACCTACATCCACGAAGGCAACTCGATCGACTACACCCCAGCGGCGGATGTCGCTGCGGGCGAGGTCGTCGTCCAAGGCGAACTCGTCGGCGTCGCCAAGATCGACATTAAGGCGAACGCGCTCGGAGCGCTCGCTGTGACTGGCGTCTTCGACTTCCCCAAGGCCACCGGCGCGAGCACCGCCATCGGCGAAGGGCTCGATGTCTACTGGGACGACGCCGCCAAGCAAGCGACAACCGACAGCAACTCCGGCGCGAACAAACGCATCGGCCGAACCATCGCCCCGGCGACCGATGACGACACCGTTGTCCGCGTTCGGATGAGCCAGTAGGAGAATCCGATGGCGGACATGCTCGAACAAGGCGCAAGCTGGCTTGATGACCAGCGACACCAGCACATGACGCGATCGGTGTCATACGCGCGTGGTTCATCGACGATCGAAGTGCAAGCGACGATCGGCCGAACCGAGTTCGAGCAGGCGGACGAGTATGGCATCGTGCACAAGGTTGAGAGCCGGGATTATGTGATCCGTACGGCTGACCTCGTACTCGACGGGCAACCAACGCTGCCCAAACAGGGCGATCAAATCCGTGAGAACGATGGCGAGACCACCTTCGTCTACGAAGTCCTCTCACCCGGTGATACGCCGGTGTTTCGCTACAGCGATCCGTACAGAAAATCCCTCCGCATCCATACCAAGCATATCGCCACGGAAGCAAACCCATGAGCCAGATCATCGCCCAACACCAAGTACCGAACGGCAAAGCACGCTGGGCCGGGATCGGATTGACCGCACTCATCGGCGTCCTCGCACTCACCGTCCAATGGGGTGTCGTCACCACCAAACTCGATCAGGTCGGGCAGCAGATCAACAGCCTGACCGTCGAGATCCGGAGTCTGCGTGGCGATCTGGTTTCGATCGAACGACGGGTGTCGTATCTCGAAGGCCGATTCAACGGGCGCTCACACGCCCAGACAGGAGACACGCCATGAGTGTGCTTCTCTTGATCACCGACGCCGTTGTCGAATCACTCAATGCTGCAAGCCTTAGTCAGGAACTCACCGCCGAGCGTCATTACCAACCCGTGTTCGATCTACCCGAGATGGCCGACTTGCATGTGTCGGTCGTTCCCAAGGGGATCGAAGTCCTGGCATCGAGCCGGAACCAGAATCAGCACGACTACGCGATCGACATCGGTATCCAACAGAAGGTGGCTGATGATGCAGAAGCCGACACGCTCATGGCGTTGGCTGAGGAGATCGCGGATCACTTCAGGCTCAGTCGCGTGCAGATCGAAGGCACCGGCAGTATCCCGGTGCTCAAGGTGGGCACCGAACCAGTCTTCGCACCCGAGCACCTCACCGAGAAGCGAGTATTCACCAGCATCATCACTCTTACTTTCCGGGTGCTTAGATGAATGCAGCGATTGGATTCCAAGTGAAGACCCGTTCGGAAATCCCCAAGGTGCTCCGCAAAGCCCGCCGGGCGAATATCGAGAACCTCGGGCACGCAGGCGGGACGATTCGGCTCACCGCCAAACGCAGCATCCGCAAGAGTGCCAACCCCGCCGAGCCGGGCAAGCCGCCCAAGACTCGGCGGGGCAAGCTTCGATCGTCAATCCGCTTCGCGGTTGAGCGCAACCGTCAACGCGTCATCATCGGCCCGGATCATCGGTTCGTTGGCCAATCCGCACGAGCCCACGAGTTCGGTGGACGCTACCGGAAACAACGATACCCGAAGCGCCCGTTCATGGGACCGGCGCTGACCAAGACCAAAGACCGCCTGCCCAAACACTGGGCCGGAACGATCAGATAGGAGATAATCATGGCCATCAAACTCGGCATGGACGCCGTGCTCAACTTCAAGTCCGGAGGCGTCGGCGGCGCGGGCTCATGGACCGAACTCGCCAATGTCAAGGATGTGACGCTCTCGCTCGAAACCGGCGAGGCCGACATCACGACGCGTGCCAACGCGGGTTGGCGGGCGACCGTCGGCACGCTCAAGGAAGCGAGCGTCGAGTTCGAGATGGTGTGGGACACAGCCGACACCGGGTTCACCGCGATCAAGGACGCCTTCTTCAACAACGCCGTGATCGGCTTGCAGGTGCTCGACGGCCCCGCGGGCGAAGGGCTCGAAGCCGACTTCTCGATCACGAACTTCAGCCGAAGCGAGCAGCTCGAAGAAGCGTTAACTGTGTCCGTCACCGCCAAGGTCACCTACGACGGCACCGCGCCGGCATGGATTTGATTGACTGGATCTGATGGGAGATATGAACAATGAAAACTTTTCAAGACAACGCTGGGCGCACCTGGACCGTGAGCATCACCATCGACGCGATCAAGCGTGTGCGTGGCTTACTCGATGTGGATCTGCTCGAAGTCGTCGGCGGCAAGCTCATCGACCGGCTCATCACCGACCCGGTGCTGCTGTGCGACATTGTCTATGCCGTATGCAAACCTGAGGCCGACGCGCAGGGTGTCAGCGATGAAGACTTCGGCAAAGCGATGGCGGGCGACGCGATCGAACACGCGACCACGGCCCTGCTCGAAGAACTCGTGTCTTTTTCCCCGAGCCCAAGGGACCGGGCGAACCTGAAACGAGTCCTCGAAACGACCCATCGGGTGATGGACAAGGCGAGGGATCTGGTCGAGCAGAAGATCAAGAGCGGCGAACTGGATCGGATCGCGGAGAAGGCACTTCAAGATCATGCTGGCGAATCATCTGGAAACTCGCCGGTGTCGTCGGCGTCGATCCCGCCGCCCTGACGCTTCGTGAGCTGGCCGCGATGGCTGAGGGCAAGCAATGCGACGAATGGGCACGCACGAGTTCACTCATGGCCCTGATCGCTAATGCCAACCGTGATCCCAAGAAGCACCGAGCGTTCCGGCCGACTGACTTCGACCCGTTCAGCCAGACGCTCAAACCCAAGCAGAAGGTCGATGTGAGCATCCTCAAAGAGATCTTCATCGACGGCAACAAACCACCCAATCGTAAGGAGGCGCACCCATGCAACCCAGACATTACGCCTACATCTTCGCACTCATCATGATCACCCTCTCGCTGGGCGCATGCGCTGGGCTTGACCTCGGCGACATTGTCCGCGTCAAGACACCCAACCGCGTCCAGCAATCAACTGGATTGGCAGCGACGACATCGCTAAATGAAGCCGAAGCGGAGTACCGCGCGTGGTACGAAGACACCCAACGCACCGGCTCGCAATGGAAATCCAACATCGAACGCGCCAGCGAAATCCGAGGCATCTTCAGCCAGCTGACTTTGTCATCCCTCGACCAACTCGGCCCAACCGTCGCCGGCATCCCCATGCTCGGCCCAGCCCTCCCCGCCATGACCGGCCTCGTCGGCCTCTTCCTCGGCACGGGTCGCCTCCGCAAGGAGAAGGAATCCTCGTTCAACAAGGGGATGAAGGAAGGGCGAGTGGGCGATTCTAAATACAGAAACGAAGGAATCCAAACGACTATTCAATCGTGAGCATGGCGATGGAGATTCCGTCTTCGTCATTGCGAGGAACCCGGTACACACGCTGAATCGGCGGTTCGGCATCGATGGAATCGTAGCTCTCCCCATAGGAACGCTTGCCTGGTGTTGGTCGCTCTGGTTGGTACGCGATGATGAGGTATTTGTGATGGATAGGAGACGACTGATTCTTGTGAAGATCATGAATGTCCTTGCGGACTTCGCCTTCATTCTGCGCACCCGCCCTGCCTTTCCAATGCTTCCTCGTTCGCTCAAGATTCCATTGAGGCCGATGCATGAAGAATTTGATCTCTACCAGAACATTCATTTCAAAAACTTGAATCAGCAAGTCAAGTCGACCTTTGTCATCGGTAGTTTTATCTTTCCATTCAGTTTGGCACATCGCCTCTGGGCAGTGCTCATAGAACACCCGAAGAAAGAACGAGCGGAAGGTCGATTCGTCGATGTTCTCAAGCCCAACTACACCGGCGTGCTCCAATGTGAGCCTTTGTGTTTCAGCAAGCGCATTCTGAATCAACTCTTCAATCATGATGTAAGTATAGACGCTCGCAAAAACCACTTGGGGGTGTTCGTATGACTTCCGCACGCGGCATCCGAGCAGGGGCGGCCTACATCGAGCTCTACGCCAACGACAACAAGCTCGTGCGTGGGCTTAGCCGCGCCCAGAAACGACTCAAGGCGTTCGGTTCATCCGTCCAACGGATCGGCGCACGCCTGACCGGCATCGGTACTGGGCTGGCTGCGGGCTTTACGGTTTCGACGCGGGTGTTCGCGGGGTTCGACGACAAGATGCGTGCGGTGCGAGCCGTCACGGGTGCGACCGAAGCACAGTTCCAATCACTCCGCGAAGAAGCCAAACGCCTCGGGCGGACGACCTCGTTTACCGCCGGCCAAGTTGCCGAGGCGATGACAGAACTCGGGCGGGCCGGGTTCAAGCCCGAGGCGATTTTGGCGAACACCCAGGCCGTGTTGTCACTCGCCCGCGCGACGAGCACCGAACTCCCCCGAGCGACCGAGATCGCCGGGGCTGCCTTGCGTGGGTTTGCATTGCCCGTCAATCAGATGGCCCGCGTGACCGATGTGCTCACCGCGACCGCCAACGGCAGCGCCCAGACACTCGAGGACTTGTTCGAAGCGATGAAGCCCGTCGCCCCGATCGCCGCCGAGGCGGGCGCAAGCATCGAGGAGACCGCCGCCGCGATCGCGGTTTTGGCCAACAACGGCATCAAGGGTTCGCTCGCGGGCAATGCACTGGCCCGTGCGTACAAGAACCTGTCCAACGAATCGAAGCAGGCCGAGCTCCGAAAGTTTGGCGTTGAAGCCGTCGATGCACAGGGCAACCTTCGCCCGCTCGCTGATATCCTCAACGATCTGGCCAAGGCGACCAAGGGCCTCGGGTCAGCCCAACGGCTGTCCATCTTTGAGACCTTGTTCGGGCGTGGCCAAGCCGCTGCGTTGAAGCTGGCATCCTCGGCCGAGGCGTTCGATGAGCTCCAAGACAAGATCAAGAACTCCGCAGGGCTCGCGGTCAGGACAGCCGAGGAAATGGACGCGGGCATCGGTGGTTCATTTCGCAAGCTGCTCTCAGCCGTCGAAGGCATCGCGATTGCCATTGGTGAAGCCATCCAGAAACCAGTCCGCAGGGCGGCCGATGCGATCACAAAGATCGCTGGCTGGATCACCACACTCATCAACCAGAACCGCCAACTCGTCGTCACCATCCTCAAGCTGACCGCCGCCGTGATCGGCATCGGCATCGCTTTGGTCGTTGCTGGCGTGGCGATCGTCGCCATCGGAGCCGTATTCGGTTCGTTGGCCGCGATCATCACCGGCGTTGGGGCAGCGATCGGGATCATGGGAACGGTGCTTGCCGCGTTGCTCTCGCCGATCGGGCTGATCGCCGTCGCGGTGATCGGTATCGGTGCCGCCATCCTGACCTCCAGCGGTGCGGGCGGCGAAGCGTTGTCATGGCTCGGCGAGCAGTTCGGAAATCTCAAAGCCACCGTGACCAAGGTCGTCGGCGGCATGGCCGATGCGTTGGCCGCTGGTGATGTCGCACTTGCCGCCCAGATCCTCTGGCTCTCGATCAAACTTGCGTGGGATCAAGGCATCGCGGCGATCAACGCGGCATGGCTCGAAGCTAAACGGTTCTTTGTCTCCACCGCACAACAGATGTGGTTCGGCACGCTAGCAGCTGCCCAGATCGGCTTCCACGCGATCGAAGTCGCATGGATCGAAACCACGGTCTTCCTCTCCAAGACCTGGACAAACTTCATCGGAGGATTCAAGAAGATCTGGCAGACAGCGACCTCATTCGTCGCCAAGCGGATGCTCGAAATCCAAGGCTTGTTCGATTCTTCGCTCGATATCAACGCCGCCAAGCAGGGCATCGATGACCTACTCGAAGACCGGCTCAAGGAGATCGAATCACAAACCGAGCAAGCACTCGCCGAGCGTGAGCAGACGCGGCAACGCAAGCGGGATCAATCCTCGCAGCTCAACGATGCGACCCTCGCCGAGATCGGCCGACAGTTCGATGAGTCACAGAAGAAACTCGACGACCGCACCAACGCCAAGATCGAAGCGACCCAACAAGCCCTTGAAGAAGCCCGCAAGCAACTCGATGATGCCATCGCCGAGGCCGCCAAGAAACGCAGTGAAACCGATACTGGCGAATCGTCCACCGGCTCCATCGATGACCTCATCGCTCGCGTCCAAAGCCAACTCGCGGGACTCAGCGGCACACTCCGCCAATCCGGCGTCGTCACCCGAGGCACTTTCAATGCATTGGCTGTTCAGAGTCTTGCGGGTAGCGACCCAATCGCCGAACGCACGGCCAAGGCCAGTGAACAAACCGCCAAGAACACGAATCAACTCGTCACCGCCGCCCAGTCAGGAGGGTTGACCTTTGCGTAACAATAATGCCATCCCGCATTCTGGGCATACTTCATCAACAGTACCTGCGAGGTCATATCCGCATTTGAGGCACCTTCCGCGTCGTCTTCGGCGCGTTCGGCGAAGTGTTGGGTATCCAAAGACACCAACGCCCAGCGTGATGCCGCCGAGCGCAACGCTCCAAAATGGGATTGCCATCACTACAACGCCTCCCGTTGATCCACGATGCATGGTGAAATCCCACCGAATAGGTGATCCATCGAGCCCTCTATACCACGAACTCGTCCATAAGTCAGTTGGAGTAAACACTCCCGGTTCTGCGATCCAAAGCTTGAGTCGCCCGCTCCCAATCGCCCATGACCAATACGGTTCGTGTTGCTGGCCAAAACGCCAGGGATCGCCTCGGCTGAGAATCATCAGCGTAGTTGAGCCGACAATCGCCACTAGTGCAATGGCACCACATGTTCCTTTGATGATTGAAGATAAACGGGGCATGTGGTCAATCTTATCGCATTACATCGTGAGGGCTGCCTGATGCCCATCACTGTCACCGAAAAGTTTGAGAGCAGGCGTTCGACCACGGGCGACAACCCGTCGGCCGAGCTTGGCTACACGGTGCGTGGCACGGACGACGATCTCGCAGCGCGTTCAGCCGTCGAAGCTGCCAGCCCAACGACCTACGACAACCTGCCTCGTCAGGCGGTGGCCGTCGAACCCGTCGGGCCGGAACACTGGGACGCGACTGTGCGGTATGCGCCCAATCAGCAATCCACTCCGCCTCAAACCGGCGAGAGTGTCTTCAACTTCAACACCGGCGGGGGTTCCCAGCACATCACCCAATCTAAACAAACCATCGGCACCTACGCCGCCCCGGGCACGACCGCGCCAAACTTCCAAGGCGGGATCGGCGTCACGGCCGACAGCGTCAACGGAGTGGACATCACCGTGCCCGTCTACCAGTTCTCCGAAACGCACTACCTCCCGGCAGCAACCGTCAGCGAGGCGTACAAGGCGCTGCTCTTCGAGCTCACCGGCAAGGTCAACAGCGCCGGGTTCAAGGGGTTCGCTGCGGGCGAGGTCTTGTTCCTTGGCGCATCGGGATCACGCCGGGGCACCGATCCACAAGACGACTGGGAGATCAGTTTCCGATTTGCGGTCAGCCCGAATGTGACTGGGCTTGCCGTTGGCCCGATCGTCGGCATCAACAAGCAGGGCTGGGAATACCTCTGGGTCCGCTACGCCGACGCCGAGGACACGGCCGCCAACGCGATCGTCAAGCGACCCATTGCCGCGTATATCGAGCGGGTTTACGACACTGGCAACATGGGAGCGATGGGCATATGACCGGCAACCCGCTCCATAAAGTCCGCACGGGTGACCCGCTCAAGATACCCGCGGGTGCATACAACGCGTTCGTGGACACGGCGATTGCACATCAATCCCGCGAACGCAACACCATCGCCGATGCGCACCGCGAACTCAATCAACGCGGCGTTGTGCTCGTCCGCAATAACTCGGGCATCGAGTTGCCCGCGCACCACGCACTGACGATCACCGGCGTGCTCATCGAACCCGACACCAACGACGACGAACGCACCTTCCAATCACGCACGCCCTTGAAGGGCAATGTTGCTGATTTGGGATCGCCGCCGTTGTCGTTCGTGGTGGCCCAGCAAACGATCCAGCCGGGCAAGCTCGGGCTGTGCGTCATCAGCGGCACCACCCCGGCCCGCGTCCATGTGCTCAACTCCAGCGATGAAACCTGCGAACTCCGCGCGGGCGAGACGGCGCTTGTGTCGAGCCCGATCGGTGGAGCACCGATCCTCTGGAAAGAACAGGGCACAGGCGAGCGCTGGGCGGTGATCGAACTCGGGCGGCCGTCGCTGGGCCGCATCACCGCGATCCTTGGCCCGTCGCAACCCATCCCCACCGAAGCCAACCGCTGGCGATACCATTGGACGCAAGCCCAGATCGACGGCGACCCAGGCAGCGAAACCTACCTCCGCTATGTCCCAGTCTTCGGCGGGATCGGCTCAGGCAACGACCCATCACGCATGGCCATCAATCGCTTCGAGGCCCATCACTGCAACGACTCGGTGCCCGGCACCGGCTTCGAAGGCTTGCTCGGCGTCGGTCCGGTGTGCGACCTGCCCGGCGTGCTGCACAACTGCCCGCCCGCGCGTTCGCTCGAACCCCGCATCGCATCGGTGCCAGAAGGCGTCGCCGTGCAACTCACCTGCGAGCGTGATTCGCTGGGCAACCCGGTGTGGATCTTCGAAGCGATGAGCTGCATCGAGATCGCCGACCCCGCCGACGGCGATCGCAAGTTCAATCTGCTGGCCAACGGAGGTGCGGGATGACAATCGCCCTCAATACAAAGAGGAATCACGAACGAAGCAAATATGTCGAGCTGGCATCACGACACGGCTCGTCCTACGGCTCAAGCAATCACGGCAAACACGCTGTCCCCATCATCCAACGCTGGAAACCACGACTGGTCGTCGACTTCGGATGCGGCCGAAATAACTTTATCCACCACCTCCGCACCCTCGGTATCGACGGCCTCGGCATCGACTTCGCCTTCCCCGAAGCGGACCTCGCCAAACCCATGCACGCAACCGGACTGCTCGATAGCGTCGCCGATGTCGTGACGAGTTTCGATGCGATGGAGCACCTGCTCATCGACGATGTTCATCCAGTGCTCAACGAGATGCAACGCGTGGCAAGACCCAACGCATGGTTCTGCTTCTCGATCTCCACGCGCCCAAGCCGAATCACCGTGCAAGGCGAGAATCTGCACCCGACCGTCCGCCCCAAGCACTGGTGGATCGACCAGATCAGCCGCGTCGGCGTCGTTGACCATCAAAGCAACCAGTACATCACCGGGAGGTTCACATGATCAACCGCCCAAACCAATCCGACATCATCGCCCTCCAGCACGGGCTCAAGAACCGAGCACCCGCACGCAACGGGCTTCGCCTCTACACCGCTGACTTCGATTCGATCTCGATGGCCAACTTCTACCGCGGGCGTTCCGCGTTCCTCATGTTGTCGGGCCCATCACTGAATCAACTCGATCTGTCACTCCTCAACCAACGCGGCATCATCACCATGGGCGTCAACAACGCCTGGACAATCCACCGCCCAAACCTCTGGACCTGCGTCGATGACCCCGGCCGATTCATCGACACCGGCTGGAAAGATCCCGGCATCACCAAGCTCGTCCCCATGTGCCACCGCGTCCGCAAGCTCCGCATCCAGAACTCCGACGGCTCGATGCAACCGAGCGCCTTTCATGTCAGCCAGATGCCCAGCGTGCTGTTCTATCGCCGGAGCAACCACTTCGATCATGAGCGGTTCCTCACCAGTGACAGCGTGCCTTGGGGCAACGATGGCAACCAAGCCGACACGCTGGGCATCAAGGGCAAACGCAGCGTCATGCTCGCGGCATTACGACTACTCCACCACCTCGGCTTCCGCACCGTGTACCTGCTTGGTTGTGATTTCAAGATGGCCGATGATCGACGGTATGCCTTCGACGAAGCACGAGCACCCAATGTCATCCGCTACAACAACACGCTCTACGAATCGCTGAGCCGGCGCTTCGAAGCCCTGCTGCCTCACTTCGAGCAGCACAACTTCCGCGTCGTCAACTGCTCGCCCGGCAGCGCCCTGTCGGTGTTTGAACGCATGACATACGAAGATGCGATCAAGCAAGCCGCCAGCGAGTGCAGCAAACCCATCAACACCACCGGCTGGTACACCCCGGCCACCAAATCCAACTGAGCCCCGCCATGCCCACGCCATCGCAATACTATTTGTACCTCCCCGTCTGGGCAACTGGCCAAGCCCCAACCGGCGGCGGTTCAAGCGATCTCTCAAGTTCGTCGATCATTAGCACCGAGTGGAGCGGGAGTAACAACAGCAGCACCACGCCGGGAAGCTCGGCCAATAGCACACTCGAAAGCAGTTCAACGCCACAGAGCAGTTCGTCGGCACAAAGCACACTCGAAAGCTCCAGCGTTGGTTCGTCAGCGGGCAGCAGTGCTGGGTCTTCAGGTGGAGGCTCAAGCGGCGGCGGTTCCACGGGTGGTGGATCAAGCGGTGGCGGAAGTTCCGGTGGCGGCAGTTCTGGCGGTGGGTCATCCGGTGGAGGTTCTTCAGGTGGCGGATCATCCGGCGGGGGCAGCTCTGGCGGAGGTTCATCTGGTGGTGGGTCCTCTGGTGGCGGTTCGTCCAACTGCTTCCTCTTCGGCACCCTCGTCACCAAAGCCGACGGCAGCCGAGCCCCGATCGAATCATTCACCCCAGGCGACCTGTTGATGTCCTTCTCCATCCCCGGCCTCGAACCCGACGCCGACTGGCAAGCCCAGTACGACTGGCGTTCCGAGTCCGGCCTTGATGGTGCTCAATCAACACCCGCCCCCGTCGGCCAGATCACCGTCGGCACCCACGACGGCTTCTATGTCATCAACCGCCGACTCAAACTCACCTTCGAACACCCCATGCTGATCCGCCGAGGCGACGAATGGGGATTCTGCTCCGCCGAACTGCTGAGCATTGGCGATCGTCTGATCGATGCCGATCTCAACGAAGAACCAATCACCACCGTCGAACACATCGCAACCCCAACCCGCACCGTCTCCCTCCACATCCCCGGCACCAACACATATCTTGCCGAAGGCGTCTGGACCCACAACGACATGGCCAAAGCAGGCGCTTCAAGCGGTGGCGGACTCAGCGGCGCAGGTTCAAGTGGAGGCGGATCAAGTGGCGGCGGTTCCGGATCAGGCAGCGGTTCCGGCGGCAAATCCAGCGGCTCCAGCTTCGGAAGTTCATCAAGTAGTGGCGGAGACTCCAGCGGCCTCCAATCCGCCACATCTGCCACTGGCCTCTCCACGCTCGCCTAACCCAAGCCCCAACAACCGCTTGCCCCAACGCCACCCACTTCTAGTGGGTGTGGCGTGCGTGTATCTCTGACTACCTGTTGTCACCAAACCCAAGCCAGACAGGGAATTACGACCCCCTTTCGCTACAATACCCCTCGTATGTCCGGTTGCCGTCAGGGAGTTCGCGGTTGTAGACAATTGAGTGATATCCTCAATGGTCCACCAAACTTCCCGCCGGTTTCCCGACCATCTCTCATTCAATTTTTTCCAAGCTGGGAATGTGAAAGGGGATGCCTTAGGTGGCTTTACAATGGGATCGACAGATCGACAAGCTAGATGGAGAATCGATGGAGCATCTAGATACAAGTGATCATTTCCAGATACTTTCTGGCCAAAGCACAATCGCATCAAACACTCAATTTATTCATGTGATTGACAGTTTTCAGAAGGGTCAAAAATGAAGTTGCCTGACATAACTCCCGGACTTTCTCTTGTTGGGCTAGAACCTGATCAAGTTTGTGTAGTGATTGCGAACACACCGCTTTCAGAAAGTGCAGCACAAATTGTTTACAAGCTACCTGATGGTTCCTTCAAGGAACGGCTATTGAGCCAACAAGATGAAGACACACTTCGCCCAGCTGAGGAAGAGCGGCCTTGGGCATTCGATGGCAATGCTGAATCATTCCAACTCGCATGCGAAGCAAAAAGGATTGATCTGGCTTTTTTATTCGATCCCTTGATGGCGGTTCATACATCCAATGTCGACCCTCTACCTCATCAAATCACAGCCGTTTACGAATCCCTCTTGCCTCGTCAGCC